AAAAACGACACAGTTTACCTTGCAGATTATTGGACTGAATCTGGTGATGGAACGGTTACATCAAATGATTGGTATGCAAGAACAGCCGGAACATGGGGCAACTCACTCGGCGTTCAAGTATGTCCTTCTTCTACTGTATACGAACAAGATTTAGGTACTAACAACCTAGTAGACCAATCTGATCTTGCAGTTGGCGATACGACAGTTGTAGTTGATGACGCAGATTCATCTGGATACGCATTTAACGTAGGCGATTTAATTTCCTTCTCATCAACCACTACTGGAACAACTATGACCTTTATTGCTGGCGATGAGGGCAATGAATATCAAATTACTTCCATTTCATCAGAGACTTTAACTATCCGTTTGTCTGGTGATCCTAATGGTGCTGGACTGAAAGCTGCTATCCCTGATAACTCATTCATCCGTAGACGTTGGGCTTTCTATAACCTCTTTGATGGTCCTCCTGGCACTTCACAGTGGGCTACAGACAACTCTCGAGGCACAAATGATGAACTTCACATGGTGGTATACGATACTACAGGTGATATTACTGGTTTTGACTACGATGTTGCTGGCCAGGCAACAAATTCAGTTATTGAAAGATACGAGAAACTTTCCAAATGCCCGGTTGCTAAAACTGCTCAGGGTGGATCAAACTATTATGTAGATGTTATTTTCAGACAATCTAGTCACATTTATTGGGGAGATCATATTGCAGCAGGAACTAACTGGGGCACAGATACTACAACCACTTACACGGCTGTAAATACGGTTACAGTAGTAAGTCTGACCGGCGGAACAGATGATTATTCTGTAACTGCTGGTGAACTTAAACTTGCTTACCAGTTGTTTGAGGATACTGAAAATCTGGATATCAATCTGGTTCTTAGTGGACCTAGTTCTGGTGTTGCTGATACTGCGGCTGCAATGGATACACATGGTACGATGCTTACCGATCTTGTAGAATTGCGTAAAGATTGTGTGGCATTTATTTCACCATATCGTGCGGCAACAGTTAATATCGCAAGTTCCATTACACAAACTGCAAATGTAATTGCGGCTTTTGATCTCCTGCCATCATCGTCTTATGTGGTATATGACAGCGGTTACAAATACATGTACGATAAGTACAATGATGTATATCGGTATGTACCACTAAATGGTGATACTGCCGGACTTTGTGCTCATGCAGATAAGGTTGCTGATCCTTGGTATTCTCCTGCTGGTTATAATCGTGGCCATGTAAGAGGTGCAATTAAACTTTCTTTCAATCCTAAGAACAGTGAAAGAGATCAACTTTACAGGAAACGGGTTAACTCTGTAGTTAACTTCCCTGGCCAGGGAGTGTTACTCTTTGGTGATAAGACTGCTCTTTCCAAACCAAGTGCATTTGACCGAATAAATGTTCGTAGATTGTTCTTGGTTCTTGAGAAAGCAATTGCAACTGCTTCTAAATACATGCTCTTTGAATTCAATGATGAGTTTACGAGGGCTCAATTTAGAAACATGGTAGAACCTTTCTTGAGAGATGTTCAAGGAAGGCGAGGCATCTTTGACTTTAAGGTAGTCTGTGATGCATCAAATAACACAGGTGAAGTTATTGATCGTAACGAGTTTATTGGTGACATTTACATCAAACCCGCTCGTTCAATCAACTTCATTACCCTAAACTTTATTGCGGTACGAACTGGTGTCGCCTTTAGTGAGGTAGGAGGTTAATCATGGCTAACATAGATGACTTTAAAGCTAATCTAATTGGCGGCGGCGCTCGTGCTAATCAGTTTCGGGTGACGATCACTCCGCCAACAGGCATTGCAATCGGACTTGATGTTCGTAGAACTTCTTTTCTTGTAAAAGGATCAAGTTTGCCTGCTCTAACTTTAGGTGAAATTGCGATTCCTTTCCGTGGCAGAAGTATCTATATTGCTGGTGATCGCACAACACCCGAAACATGGTCCACTACATTTTTAAATGATACGGACTTCATGATCCGTAACGCAATGGAAAGGTGGTCAAACGGTATTAATGATCTTGCTAATAATACTGGTGTAGTTGCTCCTGCTGATTATCAAACTGATTTGACAGTAGAACAGCTGGATCGTGATGATACAGTTTTGAAAAGTTATATTTTTAGAAGTGCATGGCCTACTGGTATTGCTGCAATAGCATTAGATACTGCTGAAACAACTGCAATTGAAGATTTTGAGGTAACTTGGAGATATCAACACTTTGAAGCTTCTGGCGTTAACTTCTAATTTGATACCTACTAAATAGTAAAAGGTAGGAGACATTATGGCTGAACTTTTCGGATTTAGTATACAACGATCAAAAAAGGATACGGGGGGTGAATTAACATTCACTACCCCTGATTCTGATGATGGTTCAATTGAAGTTGCTGGTGGCGGCTTTTTCGGACAAATCCTTGATACGGATGGTCGGGAAAGAACTGAATTAGATTTAATAAAACGATATCGTAGAATTTCACAACAATCAGAATGTGATGCTGCAATTGAAGATATTATCAATGAAGGTATTGTAGCGAATCAAACAGATTCTGCTGTGCAAATTGATCTTGACACAATTCCATATCCAGATAAAATTAAACGTAAAATTAGATCAGAATTTGATGAAGTTCTGAGACTGTTGGAATTTGGCGTCAAGGGTCATGATATCTTTCGTAGATGGTATATTGATGGCCGGTTATACTTTCACAAGGTCATTGATACAAAAAACCCCAGAAAGGGAATCACTGAACTGCGCTGGGTTGATGCTGCTAAAATCAAGAAGGTAAGAGAAGTTCAAAAAAAACCAGATCAAAAAACTGGTGTTCAAATGATTAAGAAGGTTGATGAATATTTTATTTACAATGATAAGGGAATTGAAAGTGCAGGACTTGGTGGAACTGGAGTAAATCAGGGAATTAAAATTTCTATAGATTCTATTACATATGTTCCCTCTGGTTTGCTTGATGGAAATTCTGGCCAGGTGTTGTCTTATTTACATAAAGCAATTAAACCTGTAAACCAATTAAGTATGATTGAGGATGCGATTGTTATTTATCGTATTTCCAGAGCTCCTGAAAGGCGTATCTTCTATATTGATGTGGGTAATCTGCCGAAGATTAAAGCTGAGCAGTATCTAAAAGATGTTATGAACCGATATCGTAACAAGCTTGTGTATGATGCTACTACAGGAGAAATCAGGGATGATCGGAATCATATGAGCATGTTGGAGGATTTCTGGTTGCCGCGGCGTGAAGGTGGTAGAGGTACAGAAATTACAACCTTGCCAGGCGGTTCTAATCTAGGCGAGATTGATGATATTGTATATTTCCAACGGAAACTTTATCGTTCACTTAATGTACCAATCTCTCGGTTAGAATCAGAATCAGGATTTTCTCTTGGAAGATCAACTGAGATTACACGGGATGAATTAAAGTTTACCAAGTTTGTTCAGCGTATACGAAAGAAGTTCACTCCATTATTCACAGATATATTAAAAACGCAGTTACTTCTTAAAGGAATTATCGCACCAGAAGATTGGCCGAAAATACAGGAACATATCACATATGACTTCTTGGAAGATGGCCACTTTGCTGCACTGAAAGAGTCTGAACTTTTGGAAGATCGAATCAACCAACTGGGAAGTGTTGAACCGTATATTGGCACGTTCTTCAGTAAAGAGTTTGTGATGAAGAAAGTGTTACATTTAACTGACACAGAAATTCAAACCTTGCGTGATCAAATTAAGAAAGAGATTGATACTGATCCATTGGATGGTGGAATTGTTCTACCGCCAGGTGGTGATGGAATACAAAGAATTCCAACTGGGCCTGATGGAATGCCTATTGATCCTAAGATGCCTGCTGATGATAGAGCAAAAGCAATAATGGGACTTGATCCATCTATGCCATCAGCAACACCTACAGCTAAACAACCACCTCCAGAAGGTGCGGCTTCATCAGCTGCTGATACACCAAATCCTTCTGGCAAAAAATAGGAAAAAGGAATAAAAAATGAGTGAAGAATTTGTAAAAGCAGTTATATCAGATAATAATATTGAAGCGGAAAAGGCTTTTAATGATTCTATTTCTGCAAAGGTTGGCCAGGCTTTAGAGACAAGACGCAAGGAAATTTCTCAAAGTATTGTTTCAAAAAAGACGGTAGAAGTTGACTAAAAATGAAAAGAATTGAAGAAATATATGAATCTACAGTAGTAGAGAAGGATGAACATCGTAAATCTACGGAATATAAGAAATTATCTCCTAAGATGAAGGATGCTGTTGATTCTATTTTCAAAAAAATGGATTCTAAACCTTCAGAATTCCTAAATACTTTTGAGAAAACAATTAAAGATGTTTCAAAAAAATTCAAAGTTTCCGAAAAAGATGTTATGAATTATTTTGAAAAAGAAATGTTATCAATCTAGGGAGTGAATAATGGCCATCACAACACAGACAGTAATGGATTCGGATTTTGAGGTTGTTACGAAAAGTACAATTACAGGGACAAACGCAACCGCTTTAAAAGTTGTTGATGTATCTGCTCTTAATGGTGCTGCAACTGATCCTAGAGTATCTATTGTTTCAATTTGGTGGACAGTTAGTTCCACTACAGAAATTGAATGGAATGCCGATGCAAATGTAACTGCATTTACGTTAAATACAAATGGTTCATATAATGGTGGCGGCCAGTTTATGCCATCTATCGCAAATAATGCTGGTACAAATCTAGATGGTGACATTTATATAGAAAATGACGCTGCTTGCGTTGGTACAGTAATAATTAAAATGAAAAAAGTTTCTGGATGGGATAATATAACTTAAAGGATATGAAATGGATACGGTAAAATTATTTTCAGAATCTGTAGAAGATGTAGAATATATCACTGAAGCCACGAAAGAAGGCGGCCAAAGTTATAAAATCAGAGGTGTTTTTCTACAGGCAGACATTAAAAACCGCAACGGGCGGGTATATCCTATGGATATACTTTCTAAAGAGGTTAGTAAGTATAATAGAAACTTCATAAAGGAGAAAAGAGCTTATGGAGAATTAGGCCATCCAGATGGCCCTACGGTAAATCTGGAAAGAGTTTCACATATCACCACAAGTCTTGTTCCTGATGGTAAGAATTTTATTGGCGAAGCAAAAATCATGGATACGCCGATGGGTAAGATTGTTAAAAATCTAATGGATGAGGGATGTAAGTTAGGAGTTTCTTCAAGAGGAATGGGTAGCTTACAACAGAAAAATGGTGCAAACTATGTAAAGGATGATTTCTATCTTGCAACTGCAGCTGATATTGTTGCTGATCCATCCGCTCCAAACGCCTTTGTAGAAGGTGTTATGGAAGGAAAAGAGTGGGTTTGGAACAATGGCGCTCTCGTAGAATCACATATTGCGGAACTAAGAAAGAAATTCGATGTAAAACAACGTCTAAGACAATCAAATGTAGAGGCTTTGGAGTTCGCAAAGTTTCTTAAAAATCTATAATTTATAAATATTAGAATAAGAAAAGGAGTAATCTACATGTCCGAATTAGATCAAACAATTGAAGAACTCGAAGCAGAGGTTCTTGCGGAACTTGAAGAAGCATCCGAAAAACCATTAGGTAAGGGAGTAGACCTTGGCTTGGGTTCAAACAATGCTGATGAGGGTGTCAGTAAGGCTAAAAACCCTGCTCCTAATGTCGCGGGCGCTGATAAGAAAGAAGAAGTTCCTGGCGAACGCAAAGATTTAGGTGGCGCGAAACCAGAAGCAAAGGTTGAAAAGGATGCGGATGAAGATCGCTCTGAAAAAGAAATCGGAAAGAAAGCAACTTCAGCATCAAAGAAAGTTTCTGATGTAGTTAGTAAAACAGGTAAGGAGGAACCTAAAGTGAAACAAGGAAGTTCTGGAGAGGCTACTCCCGGTGAGAAACAGAAACTTGCTGCTGGAGATGAGATTGATCACGATGGTGATGAACTCGCCGAAGATAAGAAATTAACCAAAGCACAACATATTGAAAATATCGCAAAAATGAAGAAAGCAGACATTGAAGAGATGTTGGCTACTCATGCGGGAAAACTTGAAGAGGCAGAGAGTGCTGAGACTGAGGAAGCATTGAAGAAACTTGAAGATGCCAAAGCAGACATTGAAGAGAAGATTAAGAATATCTCTGTTAGGGAAGATGTTGATGCTCTGGTAGAAGGTGAAGACCTTTCTGAAGAATTCAAGGAAAAGGCTGCTCATATTTTTGAAGCCGCAGTAAAGTCAAAGATTCGCTCAGAAGTAGAAAGAATTGTAGATGAGGCTCGGTCTGAAAAGGATCAAGATATTGAAACCTTTAGAAATGAAATGACTGAAAAGGTTGACAACTACCTCAATTATGTTGTAGAAGAATGGACTAAAGAAAACGAGTTAGCAATCGAGCGCGGTTTGAAGGGCGAGATTGCAGAAGACTTTATTTCTGGTTTGAAACAGTTATTTGAAGATCATTATATTGATGTGCCTAACGAGAAATATGACGTTCTTGAGGCACAATCTGAAAAGATTTCTGAACTAGAGGAAAAACTAAACGAAGCAATTCAGAAAAATGTTAGCTTCAAATCTTCTAATAATGAACTTGTTCGTGAACAGGTCATTTTAGAAGTTTCTGAAGATTTAGTTGACACTGAAGTTGAAAAGTTTAGGTCTCTAATCCAGGATGTTGAGTTTAATGATGAAGACTCATTCCGTGAGAAGCTTGATACCTTGAAGGAAAATTATTATCCTAGAGTAAATAAATCAAGTGATTCTACTATAGATTATGAAGATGGTGGCTCCGCACAGGACATTGATACGACAGGTGCAATGAAATCGTATATGTCTGCTATCAGTCGTAACAAGGCGCGGGCCGAAAATTTATAATATAACAGATGTAAATAATAAAGGAGAAACTAATGTTTCAAACAGAACATCTACAAGAAAAGTGGAAGCCAGTCCTAGAGCATCCTGACCTACCTCCGATTCAGGATGCTTATAAGCGGGCAGTTACCACTCTAATTCTCGAAAACCAAGAATC